TAGACCAAAGCTTTCTAATTATGAATTTTTAGATATGGATAATGACTATCGTTCTTTATCAGTGGTAGACTTATCCAATGATCACAGTGAATTTGCAAGGTATGAACGTGGTCCAAATGTTATTGTGAAAGCAATGGGATTTGAAGGAGAGGAAGCTGAAGAATTAGTCTCCCTAAAAATGAAAAAACAAAAAGGTGAGGGCGAAACTCGCCGGATTGTATTATATGAATTTGAGGAGTTAAATTATGGAATATAAACACATACCAAGGGCCTTTTGGCCAAAACCCCTTAGTGTTAAACAAACACATGGTGCTGGTGGTGGTTTAGTGAGTGGAGTTGATTGTTCAAAAAAATTATCAGACGACGTAGTATTAGAATTGAGACAGGCCTGGTTAAAATATGGAGTTCTTTTTTTCAAAGATCAAAAATTATCAGATGAACAGTTCATGCAATTTGGTGAACAATTTGGTGAATTGTTTGTAAATGAAAATTTTACAGATGAAGAAAAAGATGATGAGACTGGGCCTAAATTTAGACAAGTAAAAAAAGTTCTGAAGGAAGTTGATAATTTCAGAGTTGTAGGAGAGGATTTTCATGCAGATACTTGTCATGTTGCTAATCCACCAATGGCAAGTATTTTGTATGGTATAGAGGTTCCACCTTTTGGTGCCGAAACTTGGTTTGCTAATCTCAATTTAGCATATGAATCATTGTCTCCTGGCATGAAAGATATGATTAAAGATGTTAAATGTGTAATGACAGATGACAAAGTAGCAGGGCCTGATTCTAATCGACATTATGGCAGAGGTTCTAAAATCATAGGAAATCCAGTTGCAGAACCAGATTCCGCTGGCAATAAACCACCAGAGAATCGTGACATTGATATGGGTGGGTCTTACCAATCTCCTATTTGGGAACTAACAGGATATGAACATCCTTTGGTAAAAATACATCCAGAGACAGGAAATAAATCTTTGTTTGTTAATTTTTCTTATACTCGTAGTTTTGCAAATATGTCAGTAGAAGAAAGTATGCCTCTTATGAATTATTTGTATAGGTGGTGTGAAAGACCAGAATTTCAATTTAGGTTTAGAATGGAAGTTGGTTCAATTGCAATGTGGGATAATCGTGCAGTTAATCATATGGCAGTTAATGACTATCAAGGATATAGAAGAGAGTGTCGAAGAATACAACTGAAGGATGTTCCAGACTCTAATAGGCAGTTTAGTAAAAAATGGAGTTCTATTCGGCCTCACTAACATTATTATATAAATATTTTAAGGAGGAAACAATTATGGCGTGGAAAAAAGTTACTGTTCGCACATTACCAAATAACACTACACTTTTTGAAACAATGACTGATGAGTCAATCGCATATATTCAAACAAATTATGTTGATACTGGAAAGAGAACATCATTTGCTGTAACTCATGATGATGATGAATTAGTATATACATGGACTTCTGTGTTTGCAGATGAAGATACTAAAAATGAATTTTTAAATGATTCAACTATCAAAGCAGAAATAGCAAGACGTAATAAAGCAAATACAGATAATAATATCACTACTGAAATAACAGTAGACGAAGAAGTTTAATACTAAATGGAACAGAATTATCTAGGAAATCCAAACCTCAAGAAGGCTAATGTCCAACAACAATGGACAAAGGAAGAACTTCAAGAGTATAAAAAATGCATGGATTCTCCACAGTATTTTGTGGAAAGCTACATCATGATTGTTTCTCTTGATGAAGGTCTAGTGCCATTCAAGCTCTATGACTTTCAGAAGGATATGATAGGAACGTTCCATAATAACCGTTTTACGATATGCAAGTTGCCCAGACAGTCTGGCAAATCAACAACAATTATTGCATATCTACTTCACTATGTTTTGTTTAATCCAAGTGTGAATGTGGCAATCCTTGCAAATAAGGCTGCTACTGCAAGGGACTTACTTGGGAGACTACAACTCGCATACGAGCATTTACCCAAGTGGTTACAACAAGGCGTCATGTCTTGGAACAAAGGCAGCTTGGAGTTAGAAAATGGTAGTAAAATACTCGCATCTTCTACTTCTGCAAGCGCTGTTCGTGGCGGGTCTTATAACATTATATTTCTGGATGAGTTTGCCTACGTCCCAGCAAACGTTGCAGAACAGTTCTTTAGTTCAGTCTATCCAACAATCAGTTCTGGTAAAACAACCAAGGTAATGATTGTTTCAACCCCACACGGTATGAATATGTTCTACAAGTTGTGGGTGGATGCAGAGGAGGAAAGAAACGAATACATTCCAATTGAAGTGCATTGGAGTGAGGTTCCCGGCCGTGATGAGGCATGGAAACAACAAACAATTAAGAATACGTCTGAGGCACAGTTTAATACAGAGTTTGAATGCGAATTCTTGGGGTCAATTGATACATTGATAACACCAGCAAAGCTTCGATCAATGACATATCGAGAACCAATAAAATCTAATGCTGGATTAGATGTTCACGTTCAACCCATAGAAAATCATTCATATATGATGACTGTTGATGTATCAAGAGGAGTAGCAAACGATTATTCAGCTTTTGTGGTATTTGATGTTACAGAGATTCCATATAAGATTGTTGCAAAATTTCGAGACAATGAGATTAAACCTCTTATATTTCCAGCAAAAATTTATGAGGTGGCGAGAGCATATAATCAATCATTCGTTTTAATCGAAGTAAATGACATTGGAGAACAGGTTGCTAATGCTATGCAGTTTGATATGGAGTATGACAACCTAATTATGGCTTCTATGCGTGGCCGTGCGGGCCAAGTCCTTGGAGGAGGGTTCTCAGGGGGCCGAGCGCAGTTGGGGGTAAGAACCACTAAAGCAGTAAAACGTATTGGTTGTTCTAATCTCAAACAGTTGGTAGAGGATAATAAACTTATTGTTGAGGACTTAGAAATTATAAATGAATTATCTACATTCGTATCCAAGGGACAGTCTTATGAAGGAGATGATGGATGTAATGATGATTTAGTTGCTTGTCTTTTTATATTTGCATGGGCCACTGACCAACAATATTTCAAAGAATTATCTGATCAAGACATTCGAGCAACTATGATGAGAGAACAACAAGACTCATTGGAACAGGATATGGCTCCGTTTGGATTTGTAATCAATGGTCTTGAAGAAGAAAATATTGGTCAAATGGTTGATGAATATGGAACTAAATGGAATCCTATAGTACGAGATTACGGAACTGATTGGTAAATTTTAAATAAATTCGATAAGATCATTATCTAGTTTAGTGAAACAATTGGAACAAACTATATGAGATTGTTTGATGAGCTCATCAGCACCCTTACGACTTTCCTTATTCATACCTTTTCTTTTTGTTATTTTTCTAATTTCATTATTATGAGGATAAAATTTGAGACATACAGTTTCACTTTCTCCACAGTGAACACAAGATTTATTTGCAAGATACTCGTTTAACCATACTATACGCTGTCTATAGTTTCTACGAGCTACCTTTTTGATAGTTTCTTTGTATTTTTCATAATGAGATTCCATAATTTTATTTATAAGAATTAACACATATAAAAATCATGTTTAGGAATTCATTTTTTATAAATATTTCAAATAACAATAAGATTGCTCTCTTAAAAAGTAAAGGAGTACGACAATGGGTTTCTTAGTTTCGCCTGGTGTACATGTAAGAGAAATTGACCTCACAAATATTGTTCCAGCAATTCAAACCACGATTGGTGCGTTTGCAGGGCCATTTGAAAAGGGGCCGGTATCTTCTGTCACCGCTATTAGTTCTGAAGCAGAGCTTGTACAAGTTTTTGGTAAACCAAATGCCAGTAACTTTGAATATTTTTTCACTGCTGCAAATTTCTTGCAGTATTCAAACGCATTACGAGTTGTTCGTGCTGAAAGTGGGGTACTAAATGCCTGTTCAGAACTTGGACTTCTCATTAGAGATAACGATCATTATCAAGGATCATTTCAAGATGGTCAAGGTAGTGTTGGTCCTTGGGCTACAAGAACAGCTGGAGCTTTTGGTAACTCATTGAAAGTTTCCATTTGTGCAACATCAACTGCCTTCTCGCAAAATATTACAGGTGCTAACCAAGTTAACGGCGCTGTGGCAAGTGGTGCCACAAGTGTTACAGTTGACGATGTTGATCTTGCATCTAACGTAATTAACGTTGGTGATATTGTTTCATTCTTCACTGACAGTGGTTTCGGTACTTTTGCAACTGGTCACGAAGGAATAGAATATGATGTTACTTCCCGTGATACAGCAAATAACACAATAACACTTCGTGAGTTGGATAATCCTACAGGATCAGGATTGAAAGCTACACTTGCTGACAATTCATTCATTCGGAGACGTTGGAAGTTCTATGACTTGTTTGATGCAGCTCCTGGCACATCTGATTGGTCAACACAGAATGACAGGGGAACAGCTGATGAGTTGCATATTGTCGTTTACGACAGCACTGGTGAACTTAGTGGTTATGCTGAAAGTGTTGCTGGACAAAGAACACTTTCAATTCTAGAAGTATATCAGGCTCTTTCCAAGAATTCTGAGGCAAAAACGCCGCAGGGAGGAACAAACTATTACGCTGAAATTTTGTTCATTCAATCTTCATTCATCTACTGGATGGATCATCTCGCAGCTGGTGTAAATTGGGGTCAAGACCTTGATGCCGGTAACAATGTTTCTTTGAACGCAACAGATGCAAATGGATCAGATGAAGGCGATTCAATTATCCTAGATGGTACAGATAGTTCTTCCACCAACGCTGGTGACAACGTAATATTGAATACAAATGCTGGTGACTATACAGCAGTTGATACGCCGACATATGACGGTCTTACAGGTGGAACAGATGACTATGCTATAACACTTGGAGAAAAAAGAATTGCATATGATAAGTTTGCAAACGTTGAATTAATTGACGTAAACTTTATTCTTGGTGGACCTTCTGCTACAGTGGATGCGGGTTCATTCGGTGTAGCCGGTGATGAATTTGATACACACGGTACAATGCTTACTGACCTTGTTGAACTACGCAAAGACTGTGTTGCATTTATTTCTCCTGCCCGTCAGGCTGTTGTGAATATTGCAAGTGAAGTTACACAAACAACAAATGTCAAAAAGTCTTTTGATACACTACCGTCATCCTCTTATGTGGTTTATGACAGTGGTTACAAATACATGTATGACAAGTACAATGATGTATATCGCTATGTGCCACTAAACGGTGACATTGCTGGCCTTTGTGCAAACACAGACCGTGTTGCAGAACCTTGGTTCTCGCCAGGTGGTTACAATCGTGGTAATATTCGTGGTGCAATTAAACTTGCATACAACCCACTAAACGCTAACAGAGATATTCTCTACAAGGCTCGGATCAACCCAGTAGTTGATTTCCCCGGCCAAGGTGTGATACTCTTTGGTGATAAAACTGCTCTCTTGAAACCAAGTGCATTTGATCGCATTAACGTGCGGCGTCTGTTCCTTGTTCTTGAGAAGGCAATCGCTACTGCTGCTAAATTCCAACTCTTTGAGTTCAATGATGAGTTTACACGGGCTCAGTTCCGTAACTTGATTGAACCTTTTTTGAGGGATGTTCAAGGCCGCAGAGGTATTACAGACTTCCAAGTGGTTTGTGACGGCACTAACAACACTGGTGAGGTAATAGATAGAAACGAATTTATCGCTGATATCTATATCAAACCGGCCAGATCAATTAACTTCATTACTCTTAACTTTGTTGCAGTTCGCACCGGCGTTGAGTTCTCTGAAGTCATTGGTAGGTTTTAAAGAAGGAGTATAAGAAATGGTTGGAACTATTGACCAATTCAGAGCACAATTGATCGGTGGCGGTGCAAGACCAAACCAATTCAAGGTTGAAATTGTATCTCCGCCGGGGATTACAATTGGTTTGCCGACAGAAAATGCTGCTTTCCTTTGCAAGGCTTCTAATATGCCATCCATGGCGCTTGGTGAAATTGAATTGCCATTCAGAGGAAGAAAAATTTATATTGCTGGTGACAGGGAGTTTGCCGATACTTGGACAACAACCTTTATCAACGATACAAACTTTGCACTGCGAAATGCATTTGAAAGATGGAACAATGGGATTAACGATCTGGTTACAGGTACAGGTGTTACGGCATCTTCTGAATATCAGGCTGATCTTAAAGTTTCGCAACTAGATAGAGACGACTCAGTTCTGAAGGTTTATATCTTTAGAAATGCGTTTCCTCTTACAGTTAGTGCAATTGAGCTTTCCACAGAAACCACAAACGCAATCGAAGAGTTTGAGGTTACTTGGAGATATCAACACTTTGAATCTTCAGAAGTTACGGCTGGTATTTCAGCAGTTGCTGGATAGTTGGTTTAATATACCTACTAAATAAAAGAGTAGGGAGATATTATGGCTGAATTATTCGGATATACAATTAATCGTAAAAAGGAAAAGGGTAGTGGAGAAGCCTTCACTACCCCCACTCCTGATGACGGCACACAAGATATTGCTGGTGGTGGTTTTTTTGGCTCTATTCTTGATACTGACGGTAGAGAAAGAACAGAACTCGACCTTATCCGTCGATATCGTGATATCTCCCAACAACCAGAATGTGATAGCGCATTAGAAGATATTGTAAATGAAGCTATTGCATATGATGAATTTTCTCAATCTGTTGGAATAGAACTTACAAGATTACCATATCCAGAAAAAATTAAAAGAATGATAAGAAAAGAGTTTGACTCTGTTCTTCGCCTTTTGGACTTTGATGACAAAGGACATGATATTTTTAGACGTTGGTATGTTGACGGCCGACTTTATTATCATAAGGAAATTGATCCTAAAAGACCAGAACAGGGTATTACTTCATTAAGATATATTGATCCTATAAAAATTAAAAAAGTTAGAGAGATTGAAAAAGAGAAAGACCCCAAAACCGGAATAGACATAGTAAAGCGTATTGTCGAATATTATATTTATAACGAAAAAGGCCTTTTCTCAGCTGGATACGGTGGTTCAAATCAAGGAATTAAAATTGCAGCAGATGCAATCACATATGTTCCGTCTGGTGTAATTGATCAGAATGGTGGTAAGGTTCTGTCTTATTTGCATAAGGCAATTAAACCTGTTAATCAATTAAGGATGATTGAGGACGCTATTGTTATTTACAGAATAGTAAGAGCGCCCGAAAGAAGAATATTCTATGTTGATGTAGGTAACTTGCCTAAAGTAAAAGCAGAATCTTATTTAAGAGATGTTATGGCAAGATATAGAAATAAACTTGTCTATGATGCTTCAACAGGTGAGATTAGAGATGATAGAAAGCATATGTCAATGCTTGAAGATTTTTGGTTACCTCGTAGAGAGGGTGCAAAAGGTACTGAAGTTCAA